CGCGTATTGGGCTTGACGATGCGCACCGGGAAGGCTTAACCTACTCTGAGCACCAGGTATGGACAGATAGAGAGGCACAGCACCAGGCGTTGGATGATATTAACACCTATATCCAGGAAGCGGGCGGTGACGTTGATAAGGGCTTGGACAACGCCATGAGCGCCCTGCGCAAGGATACCCAGTGGGACAAGGGCGAAAGCGTTACGGCCAACAATATCCGCGACAGATTGCGCACCGAGTACATGAAAACGGAACCTGGCACGTCGGAGTTTTACCGCCAGAAAGCCCGCTATGACAGCTGGCAGAGCGAGATAAGCCAGCAACGCAGCAAAACCGCGCAGACTATGCAGAGCTTTACCGGCGATGCAACTGCCCGTATGCACGAAGTATCCAGCCCCATCCGCGAGAAGTGGGAAAGCCAGCATACGGTTGAATCTTCCCGAATCAAGAAGCTATCGCAAGAGCTGGATAAGCTGAAATCCGAAATCGCCCAGAGAAATCTGGACGACATGAACAACACGGATTATTTGCGCAACGCCTTTACGGATGGGAGCAACGGTAAATGGCCCGTGCCTGACAATGTGAAGTTCCCGGACAGTGTACGCAATGCCGGGGACATGGATGCCGAGTTTGGGCAGATGCTGAAAGACAACGACATCCAGACCGCAGAGGAACGAATCGCAAATTTCAGCGATGAAGACAAGAAGAAGTACAAGCAGGCGGCGGAGGATGCCTACAACGACATCATTGCCCGCGTGAGAAAGCTGTGCGATAAGAGCCGGGTCAAGGTTGACGACGATGAAGTAAAGACCATTGCCGGCAAGATCATGAACGGTGATAATGCTGAATCCTATTACAACTCGCTTATTTCGCAGGCGGCAGGCATCAGCGACCTTTCGATTGATGAAATGCAGCTGGTGGACGACCTGTACAGCAAGGCCGCAAAAATGGGCGACAGCAAAGCCCGGTATGACCTGGAATCGCAGGCCATTAACATTATGGCGCAGCATTTGCCTGCCAAGAGCTGGTTTGAACGGTTTGACAATATCCGCTATCTTGCAATGCTTGGCAACCCAACCACGCATGCAAGAAACCTCATTGGCAATGTGCTAATGAAGGGGCTATCTGACACTAAGGACGAAGTAGCCGCTGTTATGCAGCTTGCCGTTACGCCGAAGGATGCCAGAACCAAAGCGGTGTATGTTCCGCAGGACATGAAGAACGCGGCCAGCAAATGGATTGATGAAAACGCCTATACAGCCACACTGAAAGACGGCGGCAAGTATAACCTTGACCAGGGCCTTGAACGTGCGCGGAGTACCTACGGTAGCACAAAAGGTGGGCGGGCACTGCAATGGCTGAGTGACAAAAACAGCGCTCTGCTAGACAAGGAAGATGAGATCTTTGTCAAGATGGGCGCCACGCACAGCCTTTCCAACATTTTAACGGCACGCGGCTACGATGCTTCGATTTTTACCAAGACGGATGAAGCATCGCAGGAAGTGCTGCAGGAAGCTTTGCAGCTGGCCATCCGGGATGCGCAGGATGTGACGTTCCATGCGAACAATGCACTGACAAAAGCGTTTGAAAACGTAAGTCATGCAGGCAATAAAAATGGAACCATCGGTGAAAAAGTTGCTTACATGATTGGAAACGGTATACTTCCTTTTGCCAAAACTCCCGCCAACATTTTGAAAACTGCAGCGGAGTACAACCTGGTGGGTGCTACGGCGCAGGCTGTGTACCGCGGCGCAAAGCACCAGGGATCAGCTGCCGTGACGGATGCACTGGCAAAGGGCGTTGTAGGCTCTGCCGTGATGGGCATTGGCTGGTGGCTGGCTGACCAGGGATTTATTACCGGCAAGCTTGGCGACGACAAAGACTACCAGGAAATGCTTGGGAATCAAGAATACTCGGTAGATATCCCGGGCATGGGCAGTTATACACTTGATTGGGCGTCGCCGTCTATTGTGCCCTTGATGATGGGTGCCAACCTGGCACAGGGTGATTATGACCTGACTGATATTTTGGATGACCCCGGCAAGGTGGCGGGCCAGATGGGCGACGTTTTGGCAGTGGCTCTTGACCCGGTCACCAATACGAGCATGCTGTCCAGCTTAAACGATACGTTTGATAATATCCGCTACAATGATGAAGATGCACTTGGCGCTGTTGGTACACTTACTACAAACGCCCTTACCAGTTATGCGCAACAGTTTGTACCTACCATTGCAGGCAAGGTGGCACGTACCATTGACAGCACACGGCGCAGCAGCTACGGCGGCGGCGATTCGGCCACCGAGCGAAACAATAGCTATCTTGCACGCAGCACGCTGAACAAAGTCCCAGTGTTGAGCCAGCAGAACGAGGCCTACATTGACCAGTGGGGCCGGGAAACGCAAAATCTGGACGGCACGGATGATTCGGCCAGCGGTGTGGCGCTGCGTGGGCTGTACAATTTTGCCAGCCCTGGCTATTACAACGCCGAAAATGTAACGCCCGTTGACGAATACATCCAGGAGCTGTACGGAAATACCAACGACAAAAATGTATTGCCAACAAAGGCAAGCAACTTTTTGACTGTTGATAACGAGCGCACTTACATGACCCCAGAGGAAAAGACTGAGTACGCCAAGACGAGCGGGCAGACGGCCTATGACATTATCGACAGCCTGCGGCAGAACGATATGTTTTTGAAGCTGCCGGAGGACCAGCAGAGTGCACTTGTGCAGGAAGCCTACGGCGTTGCCAAGACCGCTGGCGGTGTGGCCGCTGTTGGCGACGGCGTGAGCGGTACAGAGAGCAAAGAGTACGAGGCATACCGGGACGGCGGTGTTGATGGGCTTGTGGGCTTTATGCTGATGAAGAACGCCACCGACCTTGTGCGGGACGAAAAGCGGGAGACGAGCGGCAATGACAATGCCGATCTGGACACGGTGGAAACATGGAATACACTGTACTCGCAGTTTGGTGATGACGCTGTGGGCAACTTTGTGAACAGCACCAGTAAGGGCAGTACGGTACGCAATATTAGCGACCTTGCCGGAGACAAGGCTGTAACCGCTTATATGCAGGCTTACAGTGCTGTGGCAAAGACGCTGGACGATGACCAGACGCCGAACAAGTTTACAGTCGGTTACGGTATGCAGAAATACGGCCTGAGCGGAAATGACTTTGCCAAAGCATACCTTGCGGCCTATTACAAAAAAACCAAAGACGGCAAGTACCCGGATAAGGGCAGTTCTTACGTAGATAAGGCAGGCGCGAACATTTACCAGCAGTACGGTGCAGATGCTCTGCAAAGCTGGGTAAACTACCGCGCCACCATTGAGGATGCGAACGGCAACGGCAAAGTTGATAAAGACGAGGCTGTTGCCCGGCTGAACGAAATGAGCCTTACGAACGAACTGCGCCGTGCCTACCTTACGAACACAAACAAGAGCTGGAAGAATCCCTATTGAGGTGAAGCATGAAGTTTGATTTTTGTATGAGCCGGGACGAGTATGACGACCTGGTGTTCAGCCTGACGGACGACGAGAGGGAAGTGCTGGACATGCGGCGGCATGGACGGCGCAATGCCGAGATTGCAGCCGAGCTGTATTGCAGCGAACGCACGGTGAATCGCAGGGTGCGCAACATCAAAAATAAACTGCGGTGATAAGCGGGCAGCTATCCTGAGGGGTGGCTGCCCGCCTTTTTTGTTTTGGCGCGAAGATGGCGTGAAATGGGCGCGGATGTGTCCTACGGCGCAACGCTTTATTTTGTACAATAAAGACAAGAAAGCGAGGTGTCGAAGATGTATCCGATGTGGAATAACTACGGGATGCAGAACCCCTACAGCAACCCTTACAGCCAGCAGATGCAGCAGCCGCTACAGCCGTGCAGCATTACCAAAGTGAGCGGTGAAAACGGAGCAAAAGCCTTTGGCATGGCCCCTAATTCCAGCGCACTGTTACTTGACGAGACCGCGCCGCTGGTGTGGCTGAAAACAACAGATGGGGCAGGGTATCCCACTTTGACCCCCTACACCATTACCCCGTACCAGGCCGCGCCGCCGGTGGACGTGAACAGCCTGGAAAACCGTGTGAAACGATTGGAGGAGATGCTCAATGACAAATCCGATTCTACAGGCAATGGGGAAAAGCGCAATGCCAAATAGCCCGATGAACGTGGTGCAGCAGTTTATGCAGTTCAAACAGCAGATACAGGGGAAAGACCCGCAGAAAATTGTGGAGCAGATGCTTGCAGATGGCCGGATGAGCCAGCAGCAGTTTGAGCAGCTGAAACAACAGGCGGAACAGTTCAAGGGCATATTTTACTGATATAAGCCGGGTCGACACGGCTTATAAATAAAATTTCATGAAAGGAAAAGAACCTATGGACAATGGTTATTCTTTGAGCGACCTGCGCGCGGCGACCGGTGACGGCAACGGCTTCGGTGGAAACGGCGCATGGTGGATCGTGATTTTGTTCCTGTTCTGCTTCATGGGCGGCGGCTTCTGGGGCAACCGGCAGGGAGAGTTTGGCCAGTATGCCACCGCTGCCAGCCAGCAGGAGATTTTGTTCGGCCAGCAGTTCGGCCAGCTGAACGACAGAATTTCAAATCTGGGCAACGGTATCTGTAATCTCGGCTATGAGATGCAGGGCAACATCGGCCAGCTTGGCAAGGAAGTGGCGCTGGGCCAGAGCAATCTGAACCAGGCCGTAATGCAGACCGGCAACAATATCCAGCAGCAGATTGCAAGTTGCTGCTGCGAGAACCGCCTTGCGACGGCAAACATGTCCGCACAGATGGACCGCCAGACCTGCGACATCACCACTGCTATCCATGCAGAGGGCGAGGCTACCCGCGCGATGATGCAGGCCAACGAGATCCAGCAGCTGCGCGACAAGGTGAACGCCTTGCAGATGGACAACCGCATGTACGGCGTAGTCCGTTACCCCAACGGCTACACCTACACGGCAGGGCCGAGCCCCTTCTGCGGCTGCAACACTGGTTGCTGCAACTAATTCGCTGTAACAGCGCGTTAGCCCGCATGGCAAGCGCTGTGCGGGCTTTTTGAGTGAAAGGAGTAAAACTATATGGCTTGCAATCAAAGGCTGAAAAACGCCCATTTTAAGAGCGCACAGAACGCCTACAACAACACGGCACAGACGATGGCCGCGACAGCAACGCCCGTCAATGTACTGGGCGTCCTGAACACAGATACCGGGTGCAGCATCGACACGAACGCGGGCGGATTTATCATCCTACACAGTGGGTTATACCGCATCAGCTATGACGTGACGTTTACGGCGGGCGCTGCCGGCACGGAAGTGCTGCAAGGTATGAAGGATACCGCTGCGCTGCCCTGCATGACGGCAAGCGCGACGGTGGCCGCGAACGAGGTTTCCACTTTCCATGCGGAAACTGTCGTGTACATCCCTGTATGCTGCGGCAGCACGCCGACGATCAGCGCCGTGCTGAGCGGCGTGGCCGGAACCGTGACCCACGTCTGTGCCAGCGTTGTGAAGCTGGCATGAGGTGCGCGAGATGGAGAAGATCAAAGACTACAAGGTAAAGCTGGAGCGTGAGATAGACGAGTTCGTTGAGCATTACCCTGTGAATGAGCGCAGCGTGGCGGCGCTGACCTCGATGCTGGAATGCTGGGAGCATGTTAAAGAGTGCGTTAAGTGCAGCAACAGCGGGGACGAAGAGCTGACCAAAGAAGATGCCATGAGCTGGATGTACAACATGAAGAACGAGGACGGCAGCTTTGGGGCACACTGGGATTTGGAACAGACCCGCGTGTATATGGAATCCCGCGGGGTTGACTGCGAGGTTTGGAAGTGGGCCGCTGTGATGAACATGATGTACAGC